ATGGACTCACTTGGGAATATTGTGGTTGAAGCAATTAACTTAAATATTGACGATCAAATAGAAATTCAAATCATTGTAAGTGGTACAATATATGAAGCGGAATTTGGAGAATCAGCCTCTTGATAACTAATACTGGAAAAAACATTATTGCTAAGTACCTTTTAGGTCAGGCACCCGCTTTTGCGTCTTATATTGCCGTTGGCTGTGGACCAAAGCCACTTTCAAACGTAGACGAATATGATGACTATTCTGAAAAAGTTTCTCTTGACTTTGAAATGTTTAGGGTTCCTATTTCTTCTAGGGGGTTTGTTAATGAAAACGGAACATCAAAGCTTGTTTTAACCGCAGAATTGCCTACAGAAGAAAGATATGAAATATCTGAAATTGGAATATATTCTGCTGGAATTAATTCTGCAGCAGGATCGTATGACAGTAAAACAATTTTAGCTTTTAGTGAAACAGAAAATTGGCAACACCATACATCAACTACGACTACATCAATAGGATTACCAATTGTTGAAGCTTTAGACTCTCCACTTAATGATAATGTTATTGCAACTTCAAATGCAGTATTTCAGACAAACTCAGATAACAGTATTTTTTATAAACAATCTAGAGCAAACATATACGAAAGATCAAGATTTTTAAATAACATGATTATGATACGTGGAAATGATGCAAACCTAACAAAAGATGTTTCAATAACTGCTGCATCTGGGAACGGTACAAGAATTGAGTACACAACATCAAAAGCACACAATTTAACAATAGGAGATAGCGTAACAGTAACAGGAATTAATCCAAATAACTACAACATAACTGGAGTTGTATCTACTATACCAACCACAACAAAGTTTACACTTTTAAGTAGTCAAGTTGGAACTTACGTATCTGGAGGATCAACAACTGTAACACATTTTTATATTGAAAGTGGATCAAACCATATTCATTTAACTGGAACACAGGTAGATTTTACAAAAAATTCACCAACAGATGAACTTAAACTTGCTTTGTCTGTAGTAAACAAAAATGGAACAACTGGCTCATCTCCCGATAAAGTTAGAGTTTTGGTTGAGTTTTCATCATCAGATACATCAGGCTCTGGAGAGAGCGCAAGGTTTGAGGTAGATATGGTCAAAGGAGTTGGTACAGGACAATATGATTTTGACAACAATAGATATCATGTAGTTACTAAAAAACTACAAGAGCTATACACAACAGCTGGTTTTAATTGGAATGCAGTATCTGTTATTAAGGTTTATGCAAGCGCCATAGTCAGTAACGCAGTATCAGGAAACTATTATGTTGCTTTAGATGCAATGAGAATAGAAAATGTTTCTACTGTAAATGCACTCTATGGTTTAACTGGATACTCAGTAATTAAAAATAATGATGAGACTACAATTGTAAAATCTCCTAATACTGCAAATTATGTTGAGTTTAGATTTTCAATAGGTGTTTCGTAATGGCAGACATAGGAATTAAAAAAGCAACAATATTAAATGCCGATCTTCCGTCAATTGATTCTTCAATAGAAGGATATAACGTAAGATACAGAATAGTATCTGAAGACAAAAATAGAACTTCTCATTGGTCCCCAACATTTTTAATACAGCCAAATTATACCTTTGTGTCTAATAATATAAGTTTTAATAAAAATGGATCAATTGCTCAACAGGCATGGGATGCAGTGAGTATTCTTAAAAGCGGTAACGAAATAAGACAAGCTAGTGAATATGATGTTTGGGTAAAATATGATAGAAACGATGGAGGAGATTGGATATATCTACAAAGAATACAAGGAAACAGTATTTCTTTTCCAGTTCCTAGTACGTACACAATTAATGGAATAGTACAAGCATCACAACCAAACAGACTTACTACTGAAATATATTTACGAGGTAATCCAATTAGCAGAGATTCAGATTTTTTAAAGGTATACACAGATGGTCCACATACGATATAATGTTATAGGAGGAAGATAATGGCAAAAATACCACTACCCGAAAGAGGGCAACCACTAGATGTAACATACATCTATCAACTAGCAGAAACGGTTAATGATTTGTCAACGCAAATTTCTTCTGCTACATACAACTACTCTACTATTAATAATGGGGTTTCTGGACAACAAAGTGTAAAAACCTCAGAAACTAAAATTGTTGGTGGATATGTTCAAGTAGCAAATAATACTACAGTTACTGCAGCATCAGAAGTTTCTTTTTCATTTACATTTGATGATTTTAAATATTCACCAATTGTTTCAGCAACTCCATACAACATTGGTGGAACACCAGCGGGACAAAACGTAACAGTAATTTTAAAGGCTGTAACAACAAGTAAGGTTGAAGGAATAGTAAGATACGGAGCATCTGGAGATCTTTCTTTAGCAGTTCATTTAATAATTATCGGCATACCAAACTAAATGAATGTTTGTAAAAGATGCAATGGAAAAATATTCATTGATAGGCAACACACATCTGAAAACCATATTGAGACATATTGTATTGGCTGTGGGGATAGAAAATTTTATCATCCACCGCAAGACAGTAGGGAGGGCAGATGGCTACTGCTAAAGGAAAAATACAGAGCGAAGAATACAATAACGAAGCTATAATTAAAGGAAATCAAAAAATTTGGTTTCTTAATAATGATTTAGTTAGATTTCATCATAGCTCAAGATCTACTGGAATGGTTTCTTTTTATAATATAACTCAAGATAGATTTGAAACATGTTTGCGTTCTGATTTTCGTCGGAATAGAGAAAGAGCATATACTGTAGCAGAAACTGCAGTACTTGTCAATAGACATAGAAAATACATGCCTAAGTTAATGAAGTCAGGAATGATACCTCCACCAATAGGAGCAAAGCTTAATGGGGAACGTGGGTTTAGAATTAGATCGTATTATTCAGAATCTCAAGTAAGAGATATCCGTGCTATACTTTCTACTATACATATTGGACAACCAAGAAAAGACAAATTAATAACAAATAACATGACTCCAACTAGCCAAGAATTGACAAGGCGAATGGGAGACGGTATACTTACATATACGAAGACAGAAGATGGTAGGTTTATTCCTACTTGGAGCGAAAGCATTTAAGCCTTGGGGGGCACATGAATAACGAAGAAACAAAGATTAATGTAACACTTGGATATACGCTTAACCTTGGAAACTTTCAGTCATTGAGGCTTGATCTTGGAATTATTGACTCAAAGCGAGAAGGTGAAAATGTAGATCAGGCGTTTGAAAGAGTTTACAAGTTTGTTGAAGATAAGCTTGCTTCAAAGATTAATGAAGCTAAGGCTGAACTAGAAGAATAATGGCTGAACGCAAAGACAGAATGGCTTTGCTCAGTCGCTTTAACAAGCTTTATACTAAAAAGTATGAGCGCAAGTCAAACATGAATTTAAATGTAGAGCAGTGGTCTTCAGATGCTTTAGTTGAGTCCTATGGAATTAGTGCTTGCTATGATTTACTAGAGTATTATTTTAGTGTTGCACAAGAACCTAGCTGGAATTATTTTGCATACAACGCAGAAAAAATTCTTAATGGTAAGATAGAAGTAGAGCAAGATATTAAACAAAGAAAAGAATTAAGAGCAAAAGCGAAAGAGTGGTTAAGTGAATAATACAGAGGCTAAGGTAATATCTGCAGTACTTGAAGATAAACAAGTTCATGTATTATTGCAAGCAAATGTAGAAGTACTATTAAGAAGCCACAAAGATGTTTGGAATTTTATTAGGCTGTATTCAGAAAATAATGGCACAGTACCACCAACAAATTTAGTTGTAGAAAAATTTAGAGACTTTATTCCAGTCAGTGGAGTAGGAGCAACAAAACACCACCTAGAAGAACTTCAAGCAGAATACTTAAACGATAGTCTTAAGGATATTCTTAGATCTGCAGCAGGAGAGGTTCAGTCTGGGCAAGGGGTTACAGCACTTGAACAAATTATTACAAAGACTTCAGAACTAAAAAAGAATACATCGGCTATTCGTGATATTGATGCAATTGATATTGATTCTGCTATTGCATACTTTGAGCAAGTAAAAGCAGACAATGCTTTAGGAAAGCGTGGAATTAAAACTGGATTGCCAGGATTTGATAACTA